CGGTGATGGGCAGCGTGCGCAGGCCACTGGCATCGGCCACAGCGTGAAACCACTGCGAACCGATACTGTCGGCGTACAACTGCGGGCACGCGAACTTGCGGCAGGTGCCCACCGGGTACGGAATCGCGCGGCCCGCGAACCCGCCGTCGATGTCGCGGAACAGGTCGGCCGGGTAGGTGTTGGACGGGTACAGCGTGGCGAGGCGCGAGTCTTCCAGATCCTTCAGTGTCAGGTACACCTTGCCGGCCTCAGCGGCCGTGCCCTGCACCGTCAACGTCTGCGACGTGGCCTGCTCCGCCGTGGTGCCGTCGTCATAGGTGAGTGTGCACACGGTCTCGACCGTCACCGCCGTGCCATCCAGCACGTTGCCGGTGACCAGCGTCTGGTACGTGCCACCGATGCTGGCGGCGATCGTCAGCGTGAGCGTGTTGCCGTCGACCACGCCATCGCGGAACTGCGTTTGCAGATCGGCATCGGTGGTCAGCACCGGGTCGTGGTTCGTGCTGCTGCGATAAGCCTCGTCCGTGCCCACCGCGTAAGGCGTGGCGCTGTAGGTCCAGCGCGCAAAGCAGGCGTAGTCGGTGCGGATGATCTGCGGCATCAGGCCACCTTCATCGCGCGCTTGATGGTGGGCGCCACGACGCCGGCCTTGTCGATCATCACGTCGACCACGAATTTGGTCATGCGGGTGCCGTCGAGACTCAGTTCAATGGGAATCGTTGCATTGACCACGCCGCTGCCCGAAGGCGACGGCAGATAAGGCAGGTTCGGATTGTCCGGGTCGCGCGGAACCCCAGGAGTGGCACCCGGCGGACGCACGCCCCCGTTGGCGCCGCCGGCGCTGACGCTGGTCAGGAAGGTGGTGATGCCGTCGCGGATCGCGGTGAGCAGGACCGTCGTCTCGGCCATGCGTTGCGCGATGAAACTGTCCGGATCCAGCCCGCCGGTGATCTCGTTGAGCTGTGCCATCAATTCGGCATGGCGGACGGCGTTCAATTCCTCGAACGTGGTCTGTGCCCATTCGTACTGCGCGCGCGCCGTGGCGTTGATCTCGTCCAGTCGGCGCTGCGCCTCGCGGTCGATCTCGATCAGTTCGTTCTGCAGCGCGGCGCGCTCCAGTTCGATCGCCTTCAACCGATCGGCCTCTTCGGTCGACAGGTAGGACATCACATCGCCGAGCCCGCCGACGGCGTCGACCGTCTGTTGCTGGAGCGACGCGATCAGTTCCTGCAACTCGGCCGCACGGTTGGCCTCGGCCAGCGCGATGTCGCGCAGGGCACCGGTCTCGCGCGCGGTCTGATTGAAGATCGCCATGTATTCCGGCGACGGCCGCTGGAACTGGCCTTGCGCCAGCTGCAGGCGCTCGTTCAGCGCGGCGAGCAGTTCCTGGGCGATAGCCGCGCGAGCGCCCCCGCTGGCACCGTTCAGTTCGCCGCGCAGTCCGGCGATGCGCTCGTCGAGCAGCCCGAGCCGCGAGAAACCCGACAGCGGATTGGCCGCCCCGGTCGCCATCGCGTCGAGCATGCGCTGCGCGGTTTGCAGCACGCCGGTCCACTGTTGGGCCACAGCGAGTTGCTGCTGCAGCGCTTCCAGTTGCGCCTGCTGTGCCGCTTGCTGCTGCGCCGCATATTGCTGGGCTGCGGCCTGCTGCGAGGCCATGCGCGCCTGAGCGGCGCCGAGGATGCCGTTCTGCTCGGTGTCGAGAGCCGCGAGCGCCGATTCGACGCGCGCACGCGACGTGGCCGCCCACGAATCGACCTCGGACCGAGCCGACTGCAGCCACGCGTCGACGCTGGCCACGAAGCGGTCCAGGTTGGCCAGCGCGGTCTGGGTGTCGGACGCATTCAGCACGTCGGCACGCGCGGCGCCCACGTCGGCGAACTGCTGCGACGCCATCTGGCCGATGCTGAGCCCGCCCACGTCGAACAGGCGCTGGGCGATGTTGTTCCGGAACGCGCGCGCCTGGTCGTCGAGCTGCTTGATCGCGGCCTGCAGATTGCGCACGCCTTCGACCTCCGCCTGATAGCGGCGGATCACCGCTTGCTGCGCAGCATTGGCGGCTTCGAGAATGGCGGCCGGGTCCTGTCCCGCGATCGCCGTCGCCAGCTGCTCGGCGGTATCGGTGACAGCCTTGTCCAGGTTGTGCAGCTGGTTCTGAAGCTGGCGCAGCGGATCGCCGTCGATGCTCGCGATGACGCCCTCGAAGTCCTCAACCCAATCGGTGAGCACGCGCAGCCCTTCGAGGGCCTTGATCCGTTCCTGCAGGTCATCGATTCGACCGAGGAACGACGCCCACTGCGGTTCGATGGCGCGAATGACCGCATTGAATCGCTGGCTGAGGATTTCCTCGGCGTCGATCGCGCCGCTGCCGCTCTGGTTCACGTCGAAGCGCGACAGCGCGGCCTGTGCGGCCTGCAGCTCGGACGAATTGAGCATCGTCGCAATCGCGTTGTCGAACTTCGCGATGTTGTCGGCCAGTTGCTGGCTCGACATATTGCCCGGCAGGGTCAGGTCGTCTTTGCCCACGAAGATGCGGCCAAGCTGGGACGTGGCCGTGCCCTCGACGCGGCTGCGGTTGATGTTGCTCGCGCTGCTGCTGACTTCGAGATAGGGCTTCTGGCTGCTGATGGCGCCGACGATCGCGCCGATAACGGCGCCGATCGCTGCACCAATTGGGCCGGCGACCATGCCGATCGATGCGCCATAGGCCGCGCCGCCCAGCGCCGAAGCACCGGTACTTTCGGCGCCGATGTAGTTTTGTCCGATGGATCCGAGGATTGAAAGCGCGCCCGTAGCAGCATTTGTCATGCCATTGGCGCCACGCGCACCCAGGCCGTTCGGGCCGCCTGTGCCACCGCCGCTCAGCCACTGGCCCAGTCCATCGGTGAACTTCTTGATGTTCTTGTCGAGCACGCCATTCAGCGCGCCCTGCAGCGAATTCTTCAGCGCGTCGCCGATGCCGTCGCCATTCGCGAACGCCGAAATCAGCGACTGCGCAACCTGGCCGAACGCGTCCTGCCAGATGGCTGTCCACTCGGCGGCCTGGGCCTTCGAGTTTTCGAGGAAGCGGCGCTGGTTCAGCAGGTCTTCGAGCTGGCGCTTCTGTTCCTCGGTGGCGTCGGCTTCGAGCCCGCGCAGCGCGATGGCCTTCTCGCGCTCCTCGTTCGACATGCCGAGCAGCTGGATCTCGAACTCGAGATCTTCGAGCAGCGCCTCCATCGGGGTGCGCTGCTTGGCGATCTCGGCCGCCGTGCGCTTCAGCTTCTCGGCCAGATCGGTCTGGCCCTTCGCGTATTCCTCGGCACCGATGGCGCCGCGACCGTAGGCGTCGATCAGGTCGGCGAGCTGGCGATCGTGCTCCAGTTGCGCCTGCGCCATCGGCCCTTCGAGCTCGGCGGCCAGATCCTGAAGGCGCTCGCGCCAGGCGTCCGCCTCGCGCGCGGCCAGCGCGACCGCGTCCTTCATTTTCTTGATCTTGGGATCGGCCTTGGCGGCGGCATTGCCCGCGGCGACGACCGGCGCTTCGAGCTTGCCGGTGTCGTCGGCGGCTTCTTCCGCCGTGTCGCCGAGCTTCTTCAGCGGGGCATACAGCGCCTCGGTCTGCTTCAGCGCGTCGTCGAGATTCAGTTCGAGCCCGGAGCGCAGCGCGGACATGGCGGCACTGCCGCGATTGATGGCGGCTTGGTGCCCCTTCTCGGCTTCGGCCATGCCTGCGGCAAAGGTGGCTGCCGCCTCGCTGAAATTGCCCTTGAGCGCCTGCCATTGCGCCTGGCCAACGGTCGACAGCTGCGCACCGAATGCCTTGAAGCTGTCGCCCACGGCATAGACGATCTCCTGCCCGGCGAACAGCACCTCGAATACGCTGTCCAGCACGTTTTTGACGCCGATCGCGCCAACGATCACGCGCTTGATCGAGTCCGAGAGGATCGTGTTGCCTTCGGCCATGCCGCTGGCGGCACTGCCGTTGTCGACCATGACCTGCGACAGCGACGACATCGAGGGGAGCAGGTCGACGGCGATGCTGTTGAAGACGCCCTTGAGTATCGTTTGCAGCTTGTCCAGGTTGTCGTTGAATGCCTGCGCCTGGGCAACGGCATCCTCACCGACGACCACGCCGAAGTTCGCCGCTTCATCGGCGAAGCCGCGCAGGCCATCACGGCCCTCGTTCAGCACCGGGATCAGGTCGGCGCCGGCCTTGCCGAACAGTTCGGTGGCGATCTTCACCTCGCCCGCGCCGCCTTTGTACTGGCGGAATTTCTCGGACAGGTCGACGAACACTTCTTCGACCGGACGCAGCTTGCCGGTCGCATCGGTGGCGGACACGCCAAGCGCCTTAAACAGCGCCTTCTGCGCATCGCCGCCGGCGGCCGATTCGGCCATGGTGCGCGACAGCTTGGCGAGGCCCTTCTCCAGCGCCTCGGCATTGGTACCGGACTGCTGTGCCGCGTATCCGAGCTCCTGCAGCGCCTTGACGCCCACGCCGATGCGCGCCGACACGTCGCCGATGCGATCGAGGTCGTTGATCGCCTTCTTCGCGCCAGCCGAGATCGCCGTGAACGCCACCGCGAAGTTCGCGCCGATCGCGGCGCCAACCTTGCCGAGGTCGTTCTCCAGTTTTCGGCTGAACTTCTCGGCCATGCGATTCGCGCGACCAAGGTCCGACTCGAAGCCGGCAACATTGGCCGTCAGGTCGACGGCAAGGCGGGCAAGGGCTTCACTCACGGGGTCGGGTTCCGGTCAGCGGAAAAGAAAAAGGCCCGCGGGTGCGGGCCTTGGGGTGTCGTGGCTTTTGGTGGCGTGCTACACGCAGTAATCACTCACAGCAAGCTGGTCGGCGACGGATTCGCAGATGGCGGCGATTCGGGTCATGGGCAGAGTCCAAGGACGATTGCATTATTGACGCTGGCAGCAACGCGGATGTTTGCCGCGATGCGGATTGGTCTTGCGCTGCTGCACCATTCCGGCGACTTGCGCGCGTCGTGCTTGCTGATCCAATAAGCGATTCCGTTGTATGCGATCACTACCAGCGGATGCGGGCTGGCTCCGAGCAGCGGGTTCAGTTCCTTGACGCCTTCGCACAAGCTCAGGGCTGCGACCGTGGTCGCCGTGTCCCCTGCCAGCCCGATTCTGAGCCGTCCCAATGCGGCCCTTTCGAGTTCATCGACCGTACCGGCACGAAAGGCTTTGACCTGTTCTGGTGTTGCGTCTGCCTTGCAGTACATCTCGCAGCGATAGGCGATGCACCCGTCACGGTCCAAGTCACCCCATGCGTGCGTGTCGCGTTTGTTGTGTGACGCGCAGGACGTGAGTAGTAGCGCGGCGAAAATGGCGGCTGTGCGAATCGTCATCCCGCTTCAACCCACGCAACAGCTAATGCCAAATCCCCTGCTGAAAGGGCGCGATTGATAAGCAACTCTCTGCCGAATTTCCCCGCAAGCTGATAACCACCGGCATACCCGAGCACGGAGAATGAAGATAGCCAAGTTGCATCATTCAATGCAGCCAACTTGATAACTAATGTTTTTTCGCCACCAGTCAAAGCGTCATGAAGATCGTTGCGGGTGTTTGCAACGACTGATCCGTTGACGTTATTACTCGTCAAAGTTGCACCCGCGCCAACTGATGGACTTGCCGAGCCATCCTCGATGACGCCATAGAATGCGGCCCCAACAGTAGACCCATAGCAAAAAACCACCCTATTATCTGAAAGGATGTTGATGCGTATGACGTGTGTCCAACTCCCGCCCGCCGCAGTATTTGCGGTGCTCTGCATTAGGTCATCTACACCATCCGACACATACCGCCCGCCCGCTGCGATTAGTGGCCTCAAAGATGCGGATGATTGTGTGCGATGACTGCCGTTGCCTGATAAGTCGTCAATGCGCGCGAGCTGCTGCCCAACAGCAGTAATGGGGGATGTTGCGGAAATGTCCTGCCACATCGTGTCGTATCTTGTTGGGTCGTACGCAAAGCCTGCATTTCCTGCGAAAAATGCAGCGTTTGGCGACCACGACACCCCACCACCCGCAATCGCCGAGCCGAGGCCAAGACCGAGCCCAAGGTTCATGGCGTCACCAGATCGCGAACACGTCGCCGCACGTCTTGCTGGCCGCCCAAACGCGCACCACGCGCAGCGGGTTATAGCCGGCAACGACCGGAAGCGTCACCGTCTGGCCGCCCTTCATTGTGACCTTCAGGTTGCCCGCGGACGCGATCAGCAGCGCGCGCGGGATCGTGGTGAGGTCGGCCGAGTCGTTCGGCGTGATCGCCTCGGCGCTGCTCGCGGGCGAGTCCATGCCGCTGGCTACGGAACCATAGGGGTCTGCCACTGTGCTACTCCTTTCGTCTCTCTCGTGTGCCATTGGCCTTGGCCCACGCGATCAGCGCGGCCTCGGCTTCGTTGACGTTCTGCGGTTCGTCGCGCCGTGCGAACGGGAGGAAATCCTCCAGCGGGAACTTGGAACCGCGCTTGCTGTTCATCTGCGCGTGCATCTGGCGAATCAGCGCAGGGCCGAGGTCATGGCATCGCTCGTCGCCGATGGGGGACGCGGCATTCCACGCCGCCCATTGGGTGAACTCGCGATAGCTCATGCCCGCGCGCAATTCCGCGCGGGTTTTTCCGAGCCTCAGGCAGAGTTCGAACTCGAGTCGGACGCGCCAGTCGTCTCGGAAGACTTTCCCAACTCGGCTACCTGCTCGGCCTGCAACAGACCATTGATGTGGCTGACCTCGCTCACCAGCGCCTCGAACTTCGACTGCTGGCGGAACGGCATGCGCAGCCACGTCGCGGCGTCGCCGACGGGCTTGCCGTCCGGGCCGACCAGGGCCGCGGCAAGCAAGGCCGCGCCGAACTTCACGGCCGACTTCACGCCGTCGCCGATCAGCGCCGACACTTCGTCCAGCGACAGCAGTCGGCACTGCACGCCTTCGACCAGTTCGCCGTTCACAAACACCGGCTGCAGATCGCCCGCAGCGAGGAAATCTTGAATCTTCATGGGTGGTCTCTCGTCTTGTTGTGATGGGGTGCGGCGCGCGGTTCAGGCGCACGCCGCGAAGAAAAAGGCCCGCGCGGGTCCTGCGCGGGCAAGTACCGCCCTGAAGCGCGGGTTAGACCTTCCAGGTGTAGGTCGGCGAGCCGCTGTTGCGGACCGTCAGCGTGGCCTTGACCAGCTCGTTGGTGCCGCCCTGCATCACGAAGCCCTTGATGAAGCCCGTGAACTTGACCCACGAGCGCGTGGTCGGCGGCGCTCCAAACGAACTGGTCGTGACAGATGGAACGGCGGTGGTTGCATCGCTGAGCCCGACCAGGAACTCGCGCGTGGTGCCAGCTGCGAGCGCGGTCAGGATGCCCTGGTGCGCGGCACTGCTCGGATCGAAATTCACTTCGAACGAACCTTCGCCGTAGTCGATCAGGCCCTGCACGAATTCCTTCGCGGTCGACGACAGATTGGTCGCCTCGATTTCATCGGCCGCCGGCGATGGCGGGTTGAAGCTGGTGATGTTTCCAATTTCGACCGAGGTCGTCGTACCGGTCACCATCCAGAGCTGAGTGCCCTGGGTCTTGAGAGTTGCCATGACGGTTCTCCAGAAAACAAAAAACCGCCCTGCGGCGGTCGAAAAAAAACCGCCTCGCGGCGGTCGGTTTACCCTTTCGGGATGCGGGCGATCAGCGGTTCAGGACGAACAGCCAATCGCTGGAAATGCGGCGTAGCGCCGGGTCGTCGGCGGGCAGGTCTTGCGTCAGTTCTTCGCAGCCGCCGTGACCAGCGGCATGCAGCGCGGCGCGGATCTGCGCCAGCACCGCCTTCGCGCTCGCCTTCGTGTCGGCGTAAATGTCGAACTGGATCCGGAACGCGGCCGATGCCGGCGCGCCGCTGACGTGGTTGAACGGCACGTCGCTGACCGTGGTCATGATCACGAACGGCCGCGCGATCGGGGTGTTCGTCGGCACGACCTGGTCGAACACGCGCGCGGCCGGCACCAGCGCGACGAAGCCGGCGTGCGCGACCAGGATGGCGCGGATGGTCGATTCGTCAGCCACGCGGGCGCACCGTGTTCAGTCGGCGCACCTTGCGCACGGCACGGAAGATGCCCTGCGTGAGGTGGCGCTTGAATTCGGCCAGCGCTTCGTCCTTCACGGCATCGAAGGCCGGACGGATGAAGGGATGGGCCGGCATCTTCACCGTACCGAACTCGACGAAGTGCCAGTACCAGGCGCCCTTCTCGTCGTTGCGCGACTTGCCCGCGCGCGGCCGCACGACCATGCGCTCGGTCACGTTGCGCGGATTGCGGTCGAGTTGGACCACGATGGCGCGGGTCAGGCGGCCGGATTCTTTCGGTGCGAGTTCGCGCGCGCGCAGCTGCACAGTGCGTGCCGCAGAGCGCAGCGCACGGCGTAGCGGCCCGCCGTTCTTGCTGGCGATCTCCTTCGGCAGCGACTTGAGCGCCGCGGTGAGCTCGGC